GTTTCGGTGCTGGTGCCGAGGGGGGGAAGGCCAACGGCGCTCTAGCCGCAAGACGTAGATGGAAATGTTAATGAAATATGATATGACAGCCCTCGAAGATCAACTCATTGACCATGAGGGTCTCGAGCTCAAGCCCTACCGTTGCACGGCAGAGAAGCTAACCATCGGGGTTGGGCGTAACATCGAAGATCGGGGAATCACGGAAGACGAAGCCCGTTATCTTCTCAAGAACGACATCAAGATCGTAGAAGATGAATTACTTGAGAAAAAACCCGTGGTTGCTGGACTTGATGCTGTGCGTCAGCGCGTTCTTGTTGACATGGGTTTCAATCTAGGCATTCCAACCCTTTTGAAGTTCCAGAATATGTGGGCGGCCATCGAAGAAGAAGACTTCGAGACTGCGGCAGAGGAAGCGATGGACTCCCGGTGGGCAAAGCAGGTAGGCCGGCGGGCAGAGAGACTCTGTCAGGCGATGGCTACAGGTGAGTGGGTCTAATGACTGTAGGACGCAACGTCACTACAAACAGCCGGATGAAAACGGTAAACGGCGAGTTTACCACCGACGAAACACAAGAAGTACTATACACTTGTCCAGCAAACTGCCGTTCTCATGTTTCTATGCTGATGGTGACAAACATCGGAGGCAACGTAACGGTAAGTGTTACTTTTGAAAGGTCCGCTGACTCCTCGACCATGCACATTCTTGGCAGTAAGAATATGAGCACTGGCGAATACATATTGTTTACAGGTGCAGAAATGGTGATGGAACCCGGCGACACTATTGAAGTGTACGCGGATAACGGAACACCTGCTGTTGACGTAATGGCAACCGTCGAAGAATTCTTCGTAGTTCCCGGTTGACGAAACCCCACACGATACCTAAACTATATCTATGATAGACTTCAAAGTTTACACATCAAGCAACGGCCCCCTCTCCTCCGAGCAACTCGCTGAGATGGCCGTCAACGACATTATTTCCGTGAGTGAGGATGCCCCACAACCAGTGCGGGATCAGGCTCACATCTTCCGGGAAAAGATGAAAACCGTGATAGCAGGGTACATTGCTCGCGGCATCAATTCTCATATCAAGTACATGGTACAAAATAAAGGATAACAAACATGGCTATTACAACTGCAATGTGCTCTTCATTCAAGCGTGACCTTCTCAAAGGATATCACGGCATGGACACAGACACATTTAATATTGCACTCTTCACGTCTTCAGCATCACTCGACGCTACGACTACGGACTACTCAACTTCTAACGAAGTCTCTGGGTCTGGATACTCTGCTGGCGGTCAAGCACTCGACAACCCATCTGTAACTCTCTCAAGTACTACGGCGTTTGTAGACTTCGATGACGAAACTTGGACATCTGCGACAATCACTGCAAACGGTGCCTTGATCTACAACACAACTACAAACGGTGGTTCTGGAACTACTGACGCTGTTGCTGTCTTGGCCTTCGGTGGTGACAAGACTTCCACCAACGGCGACTTCGTTGTTCAATTCCCTACGGCTGACGCTTCTAACGCTGTTATCCGTATCGCTTAAGTAGGGGCTACTGTGGCAGTTACTCCCTCCGCATTATACGGAACTGGCGTATATGGCTCGTCTCGATACGGGGCGATCAATGTCGGCGTAAATATTACGGGGGTATCTGCTACAGGTTCCGCAACAACTGTCTCTGTAACTGGGGACAGCAACCTAACTACCACTGACGTTACAGCATCTGGACTAGCTAACAGCCCTGTAGTTGTAGCGAAAGCAACACTATCTCTTCCCTCTGTCTCTGCATCGGCAACGACTGATCCCGACGTAGTTATCACCGCAGACGCTACCCACAGCATAACTTCTGTACAAGGAGTTGGTGCGGCTAGCACCGTCGGTATTGTCGGTGTAGCTATCCACCAAGTTACAGGTGTCGAGGGTACAGGAGAGAACACGGCACCGATTATCTCTGCGGATGCAAACTTTGCAATCCCAGAGGGTGTTGAAGGGACAATGGCGGCAGGTCAAGCTGACGGACGTCCTTCTACTGTTGTACGTGCAGTTGACTACGGGGGCGGATTCGAGCTTACCGGCACCGTCAACGCAACACTCGTCTTTGTCGGCGAAGCAAACATCACCCCGCAAGCGGCTGAAGTTACAGGAAGTGTAACTACGGCAACTATTTCCGGGGACGCCAACTTCGAGTTGCCGGAAAGTGCCGTAAGCACTGGAGTTGTTACTACCTCCGATGTTTCTGCCGCGGCCTCCACTGCTGTAACAGGCGTAGAAGGCACTGGTGCTACCACAACAGCTACCATTGCTTCTCGTTACTTAGCCCAAGCCGTAGAAGGTACTGGGGAAGTCACCACCGTTACTCTAACTGGTGATGCAAACTTCTCATTCACGGGTGTTTCCGCTACTATCATCACCGACCAGCCAGACGTTATCACGGATGATGTAACCGTTGATGCTGACGCTAATGTGGCCGTTACGGGGGTTGAGGCAACAGCTTCCGCCGGAACTGTTACTATCTCAGACAGTGCCCAGCCCACCTTCGATAGCCTTGTAATTACACCGGCTGTCTCTGGCGTAACAGTTGGCACGACTCAGAATGTATTTAGCGTGGCAAACCGCAGTGCGCTCCGTGTTGCTAAAGTACCGCCTGCCCCACCCAGAATTGTTTATGTAGGAAGAGCCGCATAATGTCTTTCAAATGGCCCGACAAAGATCCCGATGATATTCTCGACTACAGCATCGACTGGTCTCGCTTTCTCGACGGCGACACCCTATCGACTGTGACGTGGTTTTGTGATGATGCAGACAACGTGAAGCAAAACTTTGATACCCCGACAACTATCATCAACGGGCTACAACACGTAAGTAATTCCAACAGTAATACTACTGCTACTATCCAGTTATCTCTCGGTACAGCCAACACAACGTATGATCTGTACTGTCAGGTTACAACGTCGGGTGGTCTAACTGCCGAGCGCAAAATTCGCTTACGAGTGAGGGAAGTATAATGGCTTACAATTTCTTGTCTCTCACAAACGATGTCGCTCTTCGGATTAATGAAACCCAGCTAACGTCAGGTAATTTCTCTACGGCAAAAGGTTTCTACCCACAGATTAAAGAGGCCGTCAACTCGTCTATTCGCCATATCAACCAAGCCCACTTCTTTTGGCCGTACAATCACATTACCGAAGAAGTAACTCTCACTGCTGGTGTATCTCGTTACGACATTCCCGACAATTCCAAGTACGTAGATTTTGGCTCTTTCCGTGTTAAGCGGGACACAGACCTCAACGTGGGGCAGGGTAAGAAACTCCAGCAGTTAACCTACGCTGAGTATCTCGATAAGTACGTTGATCAGGAGTACGAAACCGACTCTACAAAAGGCGGTGTACCCCGTAACGTCGTGCGTACTCCCGATGACCAGTTCATTATCGTACCACAGCCCAACGCGGCATTTGAAATAGAGTACGAGTACTACACATTCCCTGTCGAGCTAGAACTCTACGATGACATCCCGACGATTCCCGAGCGTTTCCGCCACGTGATTGTTGACGGTGCGATGTACTACGCCTACATGTTCCGTGACAACATCGAGATGGCAAACCTCTCCCAGAGCAAGTTTGAGAACGGCATCAAGCAGATGCGTACTCTCCTTGTGAACGAAAACGCTTACTTCAGGGCCTTTTAGAGATGCCGGATAGGTGGCAGACATTCCCCGTTCAATTTGCCGGGGGTCTCATCACAAACCTTTCTCCTCTACAGCAGGGGTTACAGGTACCGGGGTCTGCAACAGTACTCCGTAACTTCGAGCCATCGGTAGATGGTGGGTACCGTCGTGTTGAAGGGTACACGAAGTGGGATGATGCCCAACTCGCAGGAAGTGGATTTGTACGCGGGGTGGTTGAGTTTGAACAAGGAGCCATTGCGGCACGGGGAACACACCTCTACCGCTCCGGTGGTTCTGGCTGGACACAACTCACGGACAACGCGACGTACTCCTCCGCAGGGGTAAATCTATCGGGCTCAGGCAAGGTACGCTTCGCAAAGCACCACTTTGGTTCCAACGATGTGTTGATCATCGTGGACGGAGACGATAAGCCCTACAAGTGGGACGGCTCAACCTTCGCACAGATCACGACAGCAACCGGGGATCAGGATGGGGCACAACACGTAGCCAACCACAAGAACCACCTCTTCTTCGGCAAGGACACCACCCTCAGTTTTTCAGCACCTTTCAGTGATACAGACTTTACAGCCGCGTCAGGTGCCGGTACAATAGTATTTGATAATGCAGTCACCGGTTTGATATCGTTTCGTGAGAACCTCATCGTTTTCACAGAGAAGACAATCCATCTCCTTGCCGGTAGCTCTATCGCGGATTTCCAAGTACAGCCCGTAACACGTGACATCGGGGCGGTACAACCGGACACAGTCCAAGAGATTGGTGGCGACATCATGTTCTTGGGGCCAGACGGGCTCCGTCTCCTGAGTGCGACAGAACGTAACAACGACTTCGGTCTCGCTGTTGTATCGAAGCTGATACAGCCCACGATGACCCAGTTTGTCGGGCAGTCCACGAGCTACTCGAGTGTTGTTATCCGGGAGAAGTCCCAATATAGACTCTTGGGATTTAACGCGAGCTACACCGATGAGGCGGCCCGCGGAATTCTCGGAACACAGTTTGCCCAACAAGGCGGTGAACTGATGCAGTGGGCTGAGACGAAGGGCATCAACGCCTACGTCGCCTCTAGCTCTCTCAACGGGACTACGGAATACATCCTCTTCGCAAACGACGACGGGTATGTCTACCAGATGGAGAGTGGCAACAGCTTCGACGGGACCAACATCGTCGCGTCTTTCAAAACACCTGAGTTGCCCATCACGGACCCCGCTACCCGTAAGAGTATGTACAAGATGAAGCTCTTCGTTGATCCTCAAGGGGGCTTCACCTCAACGATGTCGACAGAGTTTGACTACAACCAATCGGGTACAGTGT